CGCCCATCTTCTTCGCCGCGTCGCGAACGCGATCGAAGCCAGACGTGCCCTCGCGGGTCGCGCGCACCGTCTTCGTGCGCATCTCGTCGACCTGCACGATGACGCGCTGGACTTCCTTGGTCGCCTGGTTGTTCAGGCGCAGGACGAACTCCAGCTCGCGGCGGGTGACGTTGGCGGCCATGGGGTGTCAGCGGGGGCGCTTCGGTGCGTGTGCGTTGGCTGCGCGTTGCTGCTCGGCGACTCGGCGGCGGTCGTGGATCTCGTCCCAGTGCGCGCGCTGCTGCGCCATGATCGTGCACGCGTCGACGAACTGGGCCGCTTGATCCTGCGTTCCGCCCGGAGCCGGGAGGACGTGGTAGCCGTCCAGCATGGCGAACGCCCGCTGGAAGTCGACCACGGTCCAATCGTGAATCATCGACCCCGGGCAGCGGCGGTGCTCGACGACGCCGGTTCCACCGCATCGCTCGCACCACGGCAGCCGTGAGCACGAACACGCCGAGCGCCACACGACAGCCGGAGCGTCGTGGTCGCACCCGAGCGAGTCGCGCAGTGCGGCCCGCTCGGCTGGGTCGGTGGGGATGAGGCAGCGGCGGCAGTCGGCGTGCAGCGCTTCACGACCGAACATGCATGCCGCCGCTGCCACGATCAGTCCCGGGCGGCCCTGGGCAGGTCGGACAGCTCCGCGATCGCTTCGGACAGCTCGACGATCGCATCGTCCGGCAGCCGGTTCAGGCTCGCCTCGGCCGCGCCGCCGTGCACACGGTGCGCGACGAACTCGACCTCGCTGCCGTCGGCGGTGCACAGCGCCTCCCAGCCAACGAGGCCGAACTCGACGCGGCGCATGCGCTGCTGGGCGAGGTTCGGGGCAAAGTCGCCGCCGGAACTTGCGGTCACGAGGTCGGCCACCTCGGCCCGCTGCCGCACCGTGAGGGCGCGGATCAGGAAGACCGTGGGCGTGGCGTGGCTGCGCTCGGCTTGGAGCGTGTAGCGGTGGGTACGGATGGGGTCGAGTGCGATCGGCATGGTGGTGTGCCGCGCGAGCCGGACAGCCCGCGCGGGTTCTGGTCAGAAGTTGATGAGCTGGAACTCGTTGTCGTAGCCGACGGCCGTGTCCGCCGCGCCGTCGTTCTCACCCAGGGTGCAGTCGAACGTAAGCGTGTGGTTCGCGCGGTTGTCGCGCTCCCCCATGCTCGACGACTGCGCTTGGAGGTGCGGGATCTGGACGATCCAGCGGTTGCCGGCAGTTGCGCCCCACGAGCAGCGGAAGCGCGCGCGGCTGCCCTCCATGAGCTTCTGGATGTAGGGGTACGCGGCCACGCCCGGATCGTCCGGGTTGATCGTGAACGTCGGCCGGCGCTCGCTGATCACGGCCGCGAGGTAGCCGTTCACGCCGTTCGCGCACGGCCGCACCGTGACGGTGTTGCCGAGGTCGAGCGTGCCGGTCGACCAGCACAGGTCGCCGCCGCTGATGGCGGTGCCCTCCGTGCCGTCCGTGCCACGCGGCGTGAGCGTGCTCGACGCGTTGAGGAACGCAGCGGGCGGCATCGCCTTGAACGCCGTCGCGCCCAGCTCGGACAGGTTCGCGCTCGCGTCGAGCTCGTCGAAGATGCCCTGGAACGTGAACTGGAGCGTGACGCGGTTGTGCGTCTCGAACTGGATCGCGACGTTGCCGCGCGCGCCGTAGATCTGGTACCGCTGCCCATCGATGCGGAAGTGGAACGTCAGCGTGGCGTTCGACGCGTCCTCGGTCAGCGGCCTCCAGCCGTAGCCGGACAGCACGTTGCCGAGCTGGGGGCCCGTGCCGGCCACGGTGAACGACGCCGACGACGTGCCGCCCGAGCCAGATCCGGCCGTGAGCGCCGACGCGGCCTTCACGACGTACGCGATCGTCGCGCCGTTGTAGGTGTAGCCGTACGCCACGGCCGTCGCGCCGGCGGTCAGCGTCTCGCCGTCCTGGATCGGGCCGCCAGTGATCGACCCGGACAGACCGAGGTAGCCCAGCTCGGTCGTTCCGAGGCCGCACGCGTTGAGCAGCTTGCTCCACTTCGGCACGGCAGTCCAGCTCGACGCGTTGTCGGTCGAGCCGGTCAGCTCGACGCCGAACGTGAGCGTCGCCGTGCCGGTGGAGTAGAAGTTCGGGACCGTTCCGAAGCCACGCCGCGCCAGCTCGCGCGGGAACGTGTTCGGCGTGACCTGTACGGTCGGGTCGAGGACCTGGATCAGGTCCGCTGCGGTGATGGAACCGGCCGACACCTGCGAGCCCTCGCTCGATTCGACGGCGGCCGCGATCTGGCGCGGGGGATAGAGGATCAGTGCCATGTCAGGAGTGAGTGAGGGTGTCGGTGGTGGGAGTCTGGTACTGCACGTCGAGGCTCAGCACGAGTCCGTATGTGGACTCCATGCCCGCCTCGACGTATGCGGGTTCGCGCGCGGTGATCATCGTCTCGGTCGCAAGGCCGCCGAGCGTGCGGTCAGCGTAGATCGCGGTCTCGAGATCCGAGGCGAGCCGCTCCACGTCCGACGCGACATCGGTGGAGGACGACTTCACGCGCGCTTCGACCTCGACGCGCATGGTGCACAGGAGCGATCCCGTCGCGTCCTGTCCGCGACCGGCGATGTCGGTTGCGAGGTTCGTGACCCACACGCACGTGCGGGCCGGAACCGCGAGGCCTACGTACGGACCGCGCCGCACCTGGTGGATCGTGTGGAAGTACGTGGCGCCGCGCTCCGGGGTGCGCAGCTGCGCCATGAGGTTGCGCACGATGCGATCCGACACGGGGTCGATCGGCACGGCGTCGCCCACGGCACCGAGCGCCCACTGAGCGGCGCGGTCCCACACGTCCGCATCGTCGCCCAGGATCTCGGTCGGGTACGCGCCGGGCTGCACGTAGCGCACGGATTGAAGCCCAGCCGAGCGGCGCAGGTGGTACTGGTACGACGCGCCCATGAGCATGCGGCGCAGGATCAGCGCGCCCCACGCGTCGGTGCGGCTCGTGAGCGTTGCTTCGAGCGTCGGCACGTTGCCGGGCGCGTCGAACACGGTCGAGCCGGTCGCGCCGGGTGCCCACGTCAGGATCGGCCGGTCTTGGTACGCGTCGAACACGGCGTCGATCGGGCTCGCGGCGACCAGGTCGGTCGGCTCCACGTCGCCCATGTCGCCGGCGGCGCTGCTCGGGTCGCCGGCCTCCGCGAAGCCCAGCCCCGTCACGCTGATAGCCACGGCCGGGAACCATGCGCACGGGCGCAGCGCGATCACGGCATCGGCCCGGTGCGACACGCCCGATCGGAACTGCGCCGACCCGCCGACGCTCGGCCAGTCGGGCCCAGCGCCCGCCCACAGCGCGAGGTCCGCGCCGATGCCCGCGCCGCCCAGGACGATCTTCGATGCCGACCAGCCGTACGTCGCAGCGTTCGCGCGCGCCCACTGCACGAGGTGCACGGCCGACTTCCATGCGCTCGGGTAGGTGCCGCTGTTCCACCGCGCCGATCCGGGCGCAGCGAACAGGCCGTCGGCCGCGCGCGTGACCGTGGCCGAGACGAACGCCACGCCGCGCGCCAGGCACTGGTGGCCGAGGTTCTGCCCCGCCGCGATGCTGGTCTGAAGCGCGCCGGCGTCCAGCGCGGTCTCCTCGATCCAGAGCACCACCGGCCAGCCCGACGCCGGAGCCGAACCGTCCGGCACGAACACGTTGCACCGCTCGGTTGCGGCAACGGTGCCGACGCCGAGCGGGTAGCTCACGTTCGTCGCGGTCGGGGTCCAGGGCGCGGCCACGGGTTACAGGTCCTCCTCCAGGACGCACTCGATCTCGAACCTGCCGTGCGCGGCGTACACGACCCGGTACTCGCGGATCAGGACCGCGATCGCCGTGCTCTCGTCTGGCGGCGTCCAGGTCGCGGCGTAGATGCCGCCCTTGGACTCAGCCCACGCGGTCTCGAGCGCCTCGAACTGCGCCTGTCGCGCGAGCCGCGCCGAGACGGTCCACACGCGCAGCTCGGTCTCGTCGGTGTAGGAGCTCGCGCTGGTGTTCGTCTGCCGTGCGAACCGCGCGCCTCGGCCGCTCGACACGACGTCCCACCGCTGGTAGCGGATCGCCGCGCTCTCGAAGCATTGGTCGAGGTCGCTCACGACATTGCTCCCCATTGCTGCGCGATTGCGTCCATGCCCTCGCCCATGCGCATTGTGGCGTCGGGGATCTGCGCCGCCGCAGTGGCGAAGAATCGCAGCCGGGGGCGCAGCGTGACGGACCGCTTGAGCGCGTACAGGGGAACAGGCTGCCCGCCCGCCCCTTCGACGAAGATCACCCCCTTGGCGATGAACGTCCGCGTGCCCGATGCACCCGGAACCCTGCCCGACGTGTGCCACTCGTTGCCGCGCTGCACGAGCTTTGCGGACTGCCGCGCCACGCCGCCGCCGGTGTAGGCCGCGTCGAGCGGGATCGTGAGGAACTTGCGCCGGGTCGGCTTGATCGTGCCGCCGAACTCCTGCGCGCGAGCGTAGCGGACGCCGTGCACTCCGACCGCCACGGAGCCGTCCCGCTCGCGCTCGGCGCGGATCGACCGGATCAGCGTTCCCGTGCGGCGCATCAGCGGCGCGCCGTCCCCGCCGCGCTTGCCGGCCTGGTACGGTCCGAAGCGGGTCTCCTGGATCGTGGCTGCGATCTTCGCGCCCGCGAGGCCCATCGCCTGGGGCAGAGTCGCGCCGTCCATGAGCGCCACGAGTTGGCGCACGCCGCGCTCCATCGCAGCCGTGTCGATCTCGATTCTCACAGCGCAATCCGCCTCCACGGGCGCAGGATCTCCTGCACGACCGGCAGGAGCTGCACGGCCGAGGTCGACTCGCTCGCGCCACGGGCGGACGACGAGGTCCGCATCATCGCGCCGCGCCGCATCCACTCCTCGGCGCACTGCTTTTCGCACGCGTCGGCGAGGTCCGGCGGCACCGCAGCCGTGTTCGCCGCGATGCCCGCCGTGTAGACGACCTGGAGCGCGCTCGGGCCAGCCTGCCACGCCGTGATCTGGCGCAGGATGCCCGTCGACAGGTCGAGCGTGTAGTCGGTGCCGTCGACCTTCGCCGTCGCTGAGGCCCACGCGAACGTCGTCGAGTTCTTGATGCTCGCCACGCTCGTGACCGGCCACGCGGCGAGCTGGTAGCCGAGCGTGTCGTATCGCACGTCGTGGTACTCGGTGCGCGCCGCGACCTCGACCGGGCGGTCAATGTACCGCTCGATGCGCGCCGACACCTGCGTCACGAGCAGCGCCAGAACCGCATCGGGCGAGGTGTCGTCCGAGTCGATGCTCAGCAGCGCCTTGACGCGTGCAGCGGTGGTCAGGTCGATGATCGCCATGATCGGGTGGAAGGTGGGCCGGTGCGCCATGCATCGCACCGGCCCGAGCCGCAGGGAGGGCGGCTGGTCAGGTCACGGGCGTCTGGTAGACGACCGTCTGCTCGTCTTGGCGCATTGGCCGGTAGAACAGCAGCGTCGCGCCGATCAGCGGGGTGCCGCTTGCGAGCTGGAGCCGCACGCGGATGTACCGCTTGAGCGTCGCCGTGCGCAGACGCTTGATCAGGCTACGGCTGCCGTTGTTCACGTCGGTCATGACGATCGACGAGCCATCGACAGCCGAGAAGCCCGAGCCTGCGCTGTCCGAGTGCTGGATGTCCAGCGTCGCGGTCGTCCCGAGCAGCACCGGCTCCGCGAGCAGGTAGACGGCCTCGAACGACCCCACCTCGTAGACCGTGCCGGTCGTGAGTGCGCCGTACAGGGCCGTCGCAAGCCCGACGCGCGGGCTCATGGAGAGTTCGAGGTCGAGCTGCATCAGACGGCCTCCGCTCGGTAGGTCTCGAACGTGACGTCGCGTTGCGAGTCGGGGCGGATCAGGCCGATCGACACGCCGTAGATGCACGCGTTCGCCGACGCGGCGTGCGTGGTCTTGACGCGCAGGAACTGCTTGCGACTCTGCAAGCGCACCAACGCCGCCGCGACGACGGTGTTGTCGTCGTTCGTGGTGTTGATCGTGAAGCCCGAGTTGGAGATGTCGGTGTAGGTGCCACCGGACGTGTCCGACTCCTGCACGACACCCGTGAGGGTGACGGCGTTGTCGAGCGCGCCCGCGTGGAACTTGACCTTGGCCCACCCGCCCGAGAAGCCGAGCGTGTCGACGGCCGAGCCGTTGTTGTCGCCCGTCGCCGCGCGCGAGGCGGGCGCAAGGGTGTGGGCGTCCTTAGTGTAGAACTTCGGATCGAGGAGTTGCATCGGATCAGGCCGCGGTGAGCGAGGTTGCGGCGACGAACGCCTTGGGTTGGGTGACGACGATGTCGTGCTCCATGAACGCCGCGAGCGTGAGCACGTCGCTGCGCAGGTTGTTGCCGACGTAGCCGGCCTTGATCTCCATCACGCCCCAGCGCGCGATGGTGAGCTGGGTCCAGTCGCCGTACATCATGAAGCGCGCCGACGAGCTGTAGGTCGTCGTGTTCACGTTCGTGGTGTAGAGCACCTCGGTGCCCATCAGGCTGGTCAGCTCCGCCGCGCCGAGCGTCGCGAAGACCGGCACGCGGTCGTTCGTCGACTGGACCGACGCGATTTTGAGACCCACCTGCGGCTGCATGACGAACTTCCACGATCCGCCGACCGTGTTGTAGTTCGCCAGCATCGGCGCGTAGGCCATCTGACGCAGCAGGTTGTCGATGTTCTGGTTCGTGCCCGACAGCGACGGGCCGAAGTCCGCCGACGACCAGCTCGTGGTGTTGATGCCGGTCGTGACGCGCACCCCGGTCGGGATGCGGCCCACGCCCGTACCAGCCAGCGCGTGCTCGTCCTGCTTGAGGGCGAGTTCACGCGCGAACTTGGTGCGGATCAGGTTCTCGACGACCACGTCGGACTGCATGCGCATGCCGCGCGTGAGCGACGCGTTCGCGCTCACGGTGTGCGGACGCACCGAGATCAGCTTGTAGGTGTCGCTCGACTCGGTGGCCTCCTCCTTCGCCTCCGTGTCGATCTCGTACGCCGTCACGCCGCCCTGGTCGACGGGCCAGTCGAACGTGCCGACGAGGCCCGACAGCGAGCGAGCGCCGGCGCGCTCCACCACGGAGAGCGAGCGCAGGTCCGGGATGATGCTGTCCATCATCACGGTGTTGGGCACGAACACGCCGCCCGTCGCCGACGTGCCGATGTTGTACGACGTGCGCTTCGCGTACTCGCGCATCGCCTCGACCTCGACGCCGTACTCCTTGCGGTCCCAGGCGCGGGCGTCGCCTTCCTTGAGGTCGATCGCGAGCTTCGCGGCGCGGGCGATGGAGAACTTGCCCTCTTCGCCGTTGCGCGCGTACTCCAGACCGGGGAGCGCGCCACGCTCCACCTTCTGCGCCTCGGAACGCACGTTCTCGATGCGGGCTTCGAGAGCCGTCAGCTTCGTGTCGAACGCGGCACGAATCTCCGCGGAGGTCTGAGCCTCGCGCTGCGCTTGCAGCGCCTTGAACTCGTCGGTGAACCGCGCGAGGTGCGCGGCCAGTTCCTTCTGGATGTCGGTCATGTGCGGTCCTCCTGGACCGTTTGGATCGCTTGATCGACCGCGCGCTTGAGCGCGATCAGTTGGGTGGCGCGGTGAAGCGCCTCGGTGGCGGCCTTCGCGTCGGCTGCCGCGACATCGGCCCGAGCGCGGGCATCGTCAGCAGCACGAAGAACCGTGACGGCCGCGCGCAGCTCGCGCAGCTCGTGTTCGATGGTGTCGACGCGCGCCAGCAGCGCAGCATCGACGGCGGGCAGCGGCGGCTCGGGCTTAGCCACGGTCACGCTGCGGCGGATCGCACGCGCGCGCTTCTCCCAGTCGCGCTCGGTCAGTCGCGCCATTACCTCCGTGGCCGCGCGGTCGCTCAGCTCGCCCGAGTCGACCAGCGGCCGAAGCGCCAGTTGCAGCGCGCTCGGGTTCGCCGGGATCGTCACGGCCGAGATCTCGAGCAGCCGTTGCCGGCGGTACTCGACGCCCATCTCGCCCAAGCCCAGCGCCTTGCGCTCCTCGGAGTCGTCGTACCAGACGCGCTCGACCGGGTCGAAGCCGACCGAGACGGCGCGGAGGATGCCCTGGCGCGCCAGCTTCCAGACCGAGTCGTGCCACTCCGACGTGCCCTCGGCGGCGTAGCGGATGCCGCCGACGAGCTTGCCGCCGGACACGCCGTAGTCGACGCCTGTACCGACCGGCCGCTCCATGTCGTGCATGTAGAGCGCGATCGGGTTGGTCGCGTACGACGCGAGGTCCCAGCCGTCGGCGCGGATGATGTCGCCGTAGCGGTCGACGGTCTCGTCGGACCAGACGTAGCGGATCGTGCGGGTGGCGTCGTCGATCGCCAGCGGCTCAGCCGCGCGCATGCGCATCCAGCCCATGTCGGCGGAAGCGGTCTTGAGCGCGCGCGCCTGTTCGACGGGCAGGGCGGCGAGCTGCCCCGGCTCCATCTGGCCGGTGGCGTACAGCATCGAAAGTCGCGCGGTGGTGCTCATGGTGTCAGTCGATGACGGGGATCACGGCGCAAGCGCAGTTCACGACCTCGGCCGCCGGAGCCGCCGGATCGCCCGGGTATCGCAAGGTGATGTCGGAGCGAAAGCTCTCGCCAATCTCAACCACCTTGCCGTGCAGCGAGGCGTGGCTGTCGCGCGTGGTGGGCGAGAGCGCCGACGACCACTGGTGCCGCTTCACGCCAAGCGCCTGCATCTCGTTCACGCTCGCCGCGCTCTGCACGCTCGTGGTCTCAGTGCGCGCGATCATCTGCGCGCGTTCGGCGAGCGCGTCAGCCTTGTATTCGACGGCCTGTTTCATGTCTTCGAGCGCGGCCTGCACCGCCTCGGAGAGCGTCGCGTTCGTGAAGCCAGCCGAGTCGATCATGGCTGCGGCGAGCGCGTCCGTAACCTCGGCCGACAGAGTCGACAGCGTGCCTTCCACGAGCTGCACGCGCTTCGCGATCAGCGCGGCGACCTCGGGCAGCGCCGACGAGACGGCCTCGGCCGCTCCGACCTGCTGCGCAATCTTCTTCGCACTGGCCTGGTACAGCGCATCCAGGATCGGCTTCGCGTCCGAGCCGAGCTGCTGCTGGAACGCGGCGATGTCCGGCGCGAGGCTGAGCAGGAACGCCGCCGCCTCGGGCTCGGTCGCGCGCGTCGCAATCGGTGCGGACCGCTGCGCTTCGGCGGCGTCGAGCAGCCGGCGGCGGTACGCGAGCACGTAGTCGCGGTGCGCGCGCTGCACGCGGCGCGACAGCCTGAGGCGCAGCTCCTCGGTCGCGCGCTCCGCTTCTTCGCGGGCGGCGGTCAGGGCCTCGTCGGACAGCGCGCGTACGGCACGCGGCGCGGCTTCTCCGGGCGGCTCGGGCTCCGGCTCGGGCTCGGGCTCGGCGTACAGGTCCTCGGGGTCGGTCGCCTCTTGCAGCAGCGACTCGTCCGCGTCCCAGCCCGCAAGCTTCGCCGCGCTCGGCAGCGAGACGCCCATGTTGCGAATCATCTGCACTCGCGTCAGCACGGCGTCGAGCGAGTCCTGGAGCGCCGGCACGTCCGAGTTGTCGAACTGCGCGGCCCATTCGCCTTCCGCTCCGCGCAGCTTCGCGAGAAGCTGCTCTTGCACCGTGTCCTCGAAGTCCCGCTGCAAGTGCACCACGGTGCTCTGCCAGAAGACCGCCGTGGCCTCCTCGGCGTTCGCGCGGTTCACGTCGTCCGTGATGCCCAGCAACGGCTTCGTCACGCCGAACGCGGCCATGATCGCGTCGCGCTCCCACACCCGGAGCTGCGCGTGCCCCATGTCGGTCGCGGACTGCGCGAGCGGGAACGGCTTGAGCCCGGCCTGGAGGATCGCCGGACGACCGGCCGCCTCGATGCCAACCATGCGGTTCTCGATCTCGGTCTGAGCCTGCTTGATCTGCCCGCTCGTCAGCTCCTGCTCGCTCTGGAGGATGTACGTCGGCACGCCCGCACGCTGCGCCATGACCACGTCGTAGCGGTCGAGGTTGTGCAGGACGTTGATCTGCCGCAGCGCCGCGTCCGTGGGCGAGAAGCCCTCGAACAGCGCGGCAGGGTCCGGGTCGACGAACGCGACCACGCCGGCCGGGCGCACCGTGACCTGCACGGCCGACGCAAGCGTGACACGGTACAGCGCAGGCTCGGCCGTCTGCTCGTCGATCTCGGGCGCGACGTGCTTGCCGCGCACGAGCCAGAGCTCGTCCGGCATCTGGCCCGGCGGCGTTTCGGTCGCAACGGCCGTGTTGCGCTCGCGGTTGCGCGTGATCGTGCGCTTGAGCCAGTACGCGGACCCGTCAAGGTCGAGGAATAGCTGCGTCAGGAACGCGAACCGTCGCCACGTCATCCACGGGTTCGGGCGCGCGAGCAGCCGCACGAGCGGGTGGTCGTCGGGCGCGTAGTCCGCGTCGTCGCCACGGCTCGTCCACAGCCGCAGCGGTGCGGTCGCGATCGCACGCGCGCGCACACGAGCGCACGCGTACACCCACAGGCTCTCGTGGTACGGCTCAGCCACGCTCTGCGAGCCACCCAGGTGCGACGCGCGCAGCATCGCGCCGAGATCGCCCAGCGTCAGCGGCGTCGACCCGTACAGGGCGCGCTCCGACACGTCCGCGAACGGCTCGCGCAGCTTCGATGTGGACGGAGTGTCGCGCACCGCCCCGAACCCACCACGGACCGCGCGGGCGAGTCAAGGCCTGTCAGTGCACGATCTTGCGCCCGAGGGAACGCACGGCCATGCACCCGTACCGCAACGCGTCGAGCGCGTGGTCGTTCTCCTTCTTGGGCCGGTCGCGTTGCGTACCGGACGCGTCGCGTTCGTACTCGTACGTCTCGAACTCGCGGATGAGGTCCTCGCAAGACGGGTCGACCGTGAGCCGAGGCAGCCCGTCGCCGGCCACACCCAGCCGCTCGCGGACCACGGCGATGCCAGCCGCAACGTCGTTCTCGCCGGGGCCGGTCGCGAACCCAGCCTCGCGCAGCGCGGCGCGCAGCTCCGACGCCGACGGGTCCACCACGGCCCGGTCGCAGTCGTAGCCCTCCGCCATCGCGCGGCACCGCTCGACCATCTGCGAGACGCGCAAGCCCGACCCGTAGCTCATGCGCGCGACGTGCACGCGGCCGTCGCCGTCGAGGCACAGCAGCACGGCAGCGAACGGATTCGAAAACCCGTAGTCGGCGGCGATCCGCACGTCCGCCCACGGGCCTTCCCGCTGGCGCACGTGCACGTCTCGAGACCAGTTGTCGTAGACCAATCCCTCGGAGCCTACCCACTCGCCGAGCACCAGTCGACGGTGCGCCACGCCGGTCAGCGCGTTGATGCGCGCCATGTAGTCGGCGGGCAAGAACCAGTTGTCCGAGCTGCGCGTACGGTACGCGACGTGGCCCGGCATGGGCTGGAACCCAGCGGCCAGGCCGAACCTGCGGGCGAGGAAGTGCAGCGGCGGCCCCGGGTTGCACGCGCCGTAGACCTGCCGCGCGAGCCCAGGCACGTCGACTGACACGCGGGTCTGGATCATGTCCCAGTCCTGCTCCGTGAGCTCCGCCGCCTCGTCGACGCCGCAGCCCGTGAGCGAGCGCGAGCCGACCTTGGCCGGGTCGTCGAGGCCGAAGTAGACGATCTCGCCGCCGCCGCGCAGCTTGATGGTGCCGTCGGTCTTGTTGTGTTCGTAGGTGCCGCGCGGCAGGACCGGCGGGTTCAGGCCGTCGCCGTCCAGCAGCGTCACGAGCGTGGTCGCACGCAGCGTCACGCGGTGCTTCCGCACGATCGCCTCGCGCGAGCCGAACAGCGACGCCCGCAGCATCGCCTTCGTGCAGAGCGCGTAGGTCTTCCCGGCGCGCACGGACCCCGAGTAGAGCACGTTCGGATCCTGCGCTCGCAGGAACGCGAGCTGCTTGGGCAGGAACTGCCGCCGCTCCTCGGTCACCGCGTCTCGCGCCTGATGTGCTCGATCAGGTCCGGTCGATGCCGCCGCAGCCACAGCGCGACCCGTTGGTGCGACAGCAGGTAGCCCATCGCGCGCAGCCGCTGCGACAGCTCACGGCACGACACGCGCCGACCCTCCGACGCGCACTGCTCGGCCAGCCGTTCGAGTGCGCGGTCACACGCCGCGTCAGACGATGCGCCACGGCCGGGTCGGAAGCGGTCCATGCTCACGGCTCCGGCACCCACCGCATCCCCTGCTCCGTCACAACGTACCGCGCGCGCTGGTCGTCGGTGCCCAGCACGGGCAGTTCGTACACGTCTCCCACGTTGAGCGGCTGCGCGATCAGGGCTTGCATGCCTCGGCACGGGCCGTCGAGCGCGGGCGGGGTCTTGTGCACGTTCGGGCCGAGTGAGTAGGTCCAGTCCTTCATTGCTTCGCCTCCAGCACACCGATCAGCAGGAACGTGTTGCGCAGCGCCGGGGGCGGCGCGGACCGCAGCCACTTGATCTGCGCGGCGCGATCGGTCAGGCCGTTGCAGTACGCGGCCAGCCACCCCTCGGCCTCGGGCATGCCGAGGTGCAGCGCGAGCGCGATGGCGTTGCCCGAGTAGAAGTTCGTCTGCGCGTGGTCGAGCTGCTTGCCGTCGATGCCGCAGCGGACCCAAGGGCCTCGCGCGGCAGGGGCGCGGCAGGTCTGGAAGACGAAGCGGAGCGCGTTCTCGGGCACAGCTTCGTTCCCGACAGCCATGTGCGCCGCCATCGCCAGCAACATCTCCTGCTCTGGCCGCGTCACCGGCTCGACCGTCTCCGGCAAGCCCACGGACCGCTTGTAATCGAGCGCGTAGGTGAGCGCTTCCTTGTTGGAAAGCCAGGCGCAGAAGCCCCCGTTCGCACGTTGGTGCTCGGCCAGCACGCGGCCCGCCTCCCACACCCACGTCTCGGCTGCGCCCGTCTCGTTGAGGTGCCGGTCGAGCGTCTGGAGCATGATCCCCCACGCATGCTGTCGCGCGAGCTGGCCCTTGGGCAACCCGATCAGCGTCGGCGTCTCCAGCCTGCGCGCAGCCGCGTGGTCCGCGATCCAGTCCTTCGCGTCCAGGTCTTGGAACCGCTGCGCGAGGAAGGCCGCGTATTGGAACGCGCGGCCGTCGTGGGCTGCGTCGATGGAGCCCATGATGGACCCCGCGTTCGCCACGACCCAGTCCTCGTCGAAGCTGTACGGGTTGGCCGTCTTCGTCGCGAACATACGCTCGGTCGGGCCCATCGACAACCGGAAGTTCTTCGACACGACGTCCGCAGTCAGCGGCGCGCCGTGAAGCGTCAGGTAGCCGCGCTGGCGCAGCTCCACGAGTCGGATGTGCTCCCACGCGATGTCGTACTGCTCTTCCAGCGGCAGGTGCGCGAGTTCGCATCCCCAGTCCCCGAGCCGCACGAGGTTGCCCGAGGTCGCGCCGCCCTGGTCGATCGTAGTGAGCGGCCCCTCGTCGTCCACGCGCGTCCAGTCGAGCCCCTGGAACGGCGCGGGGCGCGGCATGCCGTCGACGTAGCGCGGCTGCGCGGTGTGGATCCATGCGCGGTGGTCGATTGCGTAGCGCAGCCCGGGGTCGAGCGCCAGCGCATTCGGCACGAGCACAAACCGGATCGTCCAGCGCGCGCCTTGTAGGAGTCGGTCGCGCGTGGACGGCGCGCCGAGCGACACAACACCCCAGCCCGGCGGCGGGTCGACCGTGACGACCACGTCTTCGAGGTGCGGCGTCATCCACGACTCCATCTCGCCGTTCTTCACCACGAGCGTCAGCAGCAGCCCCGGCTGCCCCCAGTACGCCGTGATGCGGTGCGAGACCGTCGGGCCGTTCTTGTCCGAGCGCACCGTGCCCGTTTCCGTGATGCGATCGGGCAGGACCGCGAGGCCGTGCTCGTCCACGCGCACCACGGCGCGGTACTGCGTCGGAGCGCCACCGACCGGCGTGGCGTGGATCGTCACGCCGAGGCCGGGGCCGAGAAGCGTCGGGAGGAGGGTGGAGGTGGTGGGGTGGAGGTTCATTGGTTCGGTCGGTAGAACTCGGCGACGCCCGGGGTCAGCGGGCGCCAGTGTGTTGCGAGCCAGCGCATATTCGTCGACAGCGTGCCGTCAGCGTTGAGTGCAGCCGTCCGCGTGCGTGCGCTGCCGAGGCGCGGTCGCCACACGCCAGCGTCGAGGTCAACGCGGCAAACGCATGGCGCGGAGTAGACGAACACGGTGACGTACTCCCACCCGAGGAAGCGGTGCGCGAGGCGGTGCCAGAGGTTCACGAGTACCACCGGCAAAACTCCAGATCCAGCGACTTGAGTGCCGCAGCTGCGCACGCGGCCGGGTCTTCGCAGCGCCCCTCCGCAATCGCCAGGAGCACATCCTCGTGCAGTTCATCCTCTGCTTCGTGAGCACGTGCGTGGTCGCTCGCGATCGCTGCGATGCGCATCAGGCGCTCGTCGATCTCCTTGATGTTCATTACGCCCCCCTCTTCTTGTCGTCGACGCGCACGGCGCCCTTGATCCATCGGTGCCACTGTCCGAGCGTGACCGTGTTCGACGGCGCGCGATCGTCCTCGAAGAACGTCACCTCGTGCCAGCGCTTTGCAGGACCGCACGCGCGACACGAGAACACCTCGCGTTGCACGACGCGGCCGTTCAGCACCTTGCGCCACACCTCGCCCTTCTGCGGGAGCGTCACGGCGAAACCTCCGCCAGCGACACCTCTTCGACATCGCGCAGCTCGCACTCCGTTTCGTTGTACGCCTCGTCGGCATCGAACTTGGCGCGAGCCTCGTCCTCGTTGGTGGCCTCGATGAACGCGAGGCGCTCCACAGTAGCCGTGTACCTCAGTTCGTAGATCTTCACCGCACCACCCCCGTCGGCTCCGCGACGACCGACTCGGCGTTGAACGGCTCGCCCTGCTGCCAGTAGACCGGCGCGGGCTCGACCATTTTGCTGGCGTCGGCAACATGGTCCGGCGCATCCGTCGCGCGCACGAACACGGCGACGGTCGCTGCGATCAGGGCCAGCGCGGCGCCGAGCGGGAGGAGTAGTCCGGCCAGGATGTCGCCGGCCACGGCAAGCATGTCGCGGATCACTGCGCACCCCCTTCACGCGGCGCCACCACCCGCACCGCATCCCGGATCTGCCTCAGCGTATCCAGCACGCGCCCGCGCCACTCGGCCTCGCGGCGGCGCGCCGGTTCGTCCGTGACGTGCGCGCGCAGCTCGGCTCGGAGCGCGGCGACCTCGGCTTGTAGCTGTACCAGTTCTTGCATGGTCAGATCCCCCAGATGCCGCACGCCCAATCGTACGCGGCTTGCTCCACTCGCGCCGACACCGGAGCCGTCACGAACGCACTGAGCGCCATGTGCGGGCTCTGCGCGGCGGCGACCTTAAGCGCCAGCACCTGCTCCACCGGGTGCAGCGCCGGGCCCGTCACGTGCACGAAGTCCTGCCACGCGAGCGAACCGAAGTAGGTCTGCGTCGATCCCGACTGCGCGAAGATCGGGCACCGCAGCTCGCCGCGCGCGATCCGTTGCAGCGCGCCCTGCTCGTGCAGCGTCGCGAGCGGGACCTGTCCGAGCGTCGTCGCCGGCTGCCCCGACCCGTCGAGGAAGTGCCGCAACGTCGTCGCCGGCGGGTACGACGCGAACGTCGCCACGGTCTGGTAGGTCACGACCCACGCCGCGCGCTGCCGCGTCGCCCAGTGCAGCGCAACCGACGAACCGGCCGAGCGGCCGTGTAGCCCGATGTCGCGCAGATCCATGTCGGGGATGCGGTCGAGGTACGTCTCGAGTTCAGCCAGCACGAGCGCGATGTCGTCTTCGGCCTGGTACTGGGTGCCGTAGCGGCCCGAGCCGGTGAGCGACGGCGTGTCGACGGTGTAGCCCATGCAGACGATCACGCACCCGCGTTCGTACAGCCGCGACGCGAGGTCGGCGCCGCCGACGGTCAGGCCGTTCCACGGGATTCCGGACCCGGCCGCGAACCCACCGCCTTCGAGGGGGCCGATCAGCACCGGCCGCACACCGTCGCGCGGCGCGGGCCACAGCGAGCCGTCCTGCTGGGTGCGCACGTACACGTTCGCGATGTGCTGCGGCAGGAGCGTGGAGCGGTACGTGAACGAGAAGTTGGGCGCGATCATCGGAGCGGGAGCGGACGCGGCGAGCAACAGTCCGAGGACGAGCGTCACGATCAACACCGCCGCGACGATGCCGAGCACGTCGACCATGCAGCCGTGCAGCTTGCGCGCGGACGTCACGACGCACCTGCTGCGGTTCGGCGCGCTGCGTCGTAGTGGTGCATCACCATGCGCACCTCGCCGGCCGTGAGGTGCATCGGGCGCGCAGCTTCGACGGCCTTGCGCATCTCGACGAAGATGTACGGCTCGGGCGCGGGCGTTGCCGTAACCGGCT